TCAACACCCAGAATATTTTAATACTGAAACAAAATCTAAACCGTCACAAAAGGTGGCTTCAGCAGGCAGAGTAGCTGGTAATTCTAGCTCAAAAAGGCAAGTTAAATTGTCGCCAGCAGAAGTTCAAATGGCAAAAAGATTGAACGTACCCTTAACAGAGTACGCAAAATATGTTAAAAGGTAACTAATATGACAGATAATACTGACAAACAAAACAGAACATCACGTTCTGCCGACACTCGAGCTACAAAAGCAGCTCGCAAACCTTGGAGCCCACCATCAATGTTGGACACTCCTCCTGCACCTGAAGGTTATACCTACAGGTGGATACGTGCCGAACTCGTAGGTGCGGAAGATAAGAAAAATGTAACCTCTAGAATGCGTGAAGGTTTTGACCTAGTGCGTTCTGAAGAATTACCTGATTTTGAACTTCCTACCATAGAGAACGGTAAACATGCAGGAATAGTATCAGTTGGTGGTTTGCTATTGGCTAAAATTCCTAATGAAACACGTGAAGAAAGAAACTCCTACTTTCAGAATCGTGCATCAACACAACAAGAAGCTGTTGATAATGATCTTCTTAGGGAATCAGATCCAAGCTCTCCGATTTTAAATCCAGAGAGAAAAAGCAAAGTAACTTTTGGCGGTGGTCAACGCAGTTGATCGCTAAATATACATTTTAAATATATAGGTGATTTATTATGGCAAATAAGAATGCCCCATTTGGTGCAAGACTTGTTGGCGCACTTGGTTCAGGACCTACCTCTAATGGTACAACTGAATACGAGATCGCTTCAGGTGCATCCGGGAACATTTTTTCAGGCGACCTAGTGAAAATGACCAATGCTGGTACTATTTTAGTAGCTGCTGCTGGTGATGAAGCATTAGGTGTGTTCAGAGGTTGTAAGTTTACTAATTCTTCAGGAGAAGTTATTTTTAGTTCACATTACCCTGATGGCACAGTCTCGTCTGATATAGTTGCATTCGTGCATGATGATCCTAATGCTGTATTTGAAATTCAAAGTGCAGGTTCTCCAGCTCAAACTGATGTCGGTTTGAACGCAGATATTTCCTATACCGCTGGTTCTACCAAAACTGGTATGTCAGCAATGGAACTATCTGGAACAACAGCAGCTACAACTGCTACGTTTAGAATTATGGGCTTTTCGAGTGATCCAGATAACAGTACTACAGGTTCAGCAAACGTGAATGTAATAGTCAAGTTTAATGAGCACTTCTATGTCGATCCAACGGGAGTATAAATAAATGGCAATTAATAGAGCGCAATTAGCGAAAGAATTAGAGCCTGGTTTGAACGCCTTATTCGGTATGGAATATTCTCGTTATGAGGCTCAACATTTAGAGATTTACGAAAGTGAATCTTCTGACAGAGCATTTGAAGAAGAAACTCTAATCGTAGGGTTTGGTAATGCTGAAGTAAAAGCAGAAGGTAGTGGAGTCAGATTTGACAACGCTAACGAAGGCTACACTTCACGTTATACCCACGAAACAGTGGCTTTAGCTTTTGCTCTTACTGAAGAGGCGATTGAGGATAATCTTTATGACAGACTTGGTGCAAGGTATACCAAAGCATTAGCAAGGTCGATGGCAAATACAAAGCAAATCAAAGCAGCATCAGTGCTAAACAACGCGTTTAGTGTAACTGGCGGCGATGGTAAAACTTTGATTGCTACAGATCATCCGCTAGGCGGCGGTGGCTCACTAGCAAATAGAGCAACAACTATGGCAGACTTGAATGAGACATCTCTAGAAGATAATCTTATTAGTATCTCTACATTTACAGATGATAGAGGTCTTAATATAGCGCTTCAAGGGACAAAGCTTGTCGTTCCACCACAGTTGGTATTTGTAGCAGATAGACTACTTAACTCTCCTGGTAGAGTTGGTACGTCTGATAACGATATAAACGCTGTAAACAACATGGGAATGTTGCCACAGGGTTATGTTGTTAACAATTATCTGACAGATACAGATGCTTATTTCATATTAACCGATTGCCCAGACGGGTTTAAATACTTCGAAAGATCTCCAATGCAAACTGCATTAGAAGGTGATTTCGATACTGGTAACATGAGATACAAAGCTAGAGAAAGATATTCATTCGGATACTCAAACTTTAGAGCCGTATTCGGTTCTCAAGGTGCTTAATAGGAACGATTTATTGTAGCGTTTCCAACTCAACTACAATTTTTTAAGGGAGCTTCGGCTCCCTTTTTTGTTGCTTAGGTTATCAATAAGGTATAGAATTTAAGAGGTTATAAAATTAATTAGCTTGATGAGGGCCGCAAGGTTTCCATTAATACAATATACAGGAGTTCATAATGGCTAATCCACATTTTCAAAACTTAATACTTTGGGCGGGTAATACTGTCGCTACACAGCACAAGAAAAACCAACCTATGTTTGCACCATATCCGTCAGATCAGACGTTTTATATGTATCACAATGATTTCTTTACATACAATTCTGGTGATTGGACGATTACAACTACAGAAGCGGGCACAGGAAGTGCAACTGAAGCTGTAACTTCATCAGCAGGAGGAGCATTATTGCTTACCAATGCTGCTGGCGATAACGACTTAGACTTTTTACAATTAAAAGGTGAAGGTTTTAAACTTAGCACCAGTAAGAAAGCTTACTTTTCAGCTAGATTTAAAGTGAATGATGTTGACCAATCAGACTTTGTAATGGGTCTTGGTATTACCGATACAACACCACTTGATACTACAGACGGTGTATTCTTTATCTCAGCAGATGGAGATGCAGGTCTAGATTTCTTAGTTGAGAAAGATAATTCAGCTACAACTACTGAAGATGTAGCAACTATGGCTGATGATACTTTTATTACAACAACTTGGTTTATTGATCCAGATGCCTCTAAAGTTTTCTATTCAGTAGATAATGCTGCTCCAGTTGGCGTGGCTATAACTAATTTACCAGATGATGAAGAATTAACAGTTTCATTCGGTATTCAAAATGGTGAAGCCTCAGCACAAACTATGACTATTGACTACGTTGTAGCAGCAGTCGAAAGATAGGAGTAAACAATGGCAGATACAGTAACTTCACAAACTATCCAAGATGGTGAGAGAGTCGCAGTATTAAAGTTTACTAATGAATCTGACGGCACAGGAGAATCCTCTGTTAAAAAAGTTGATGTTTCAGCTTTAACCACTAACAGTAAGGGAGAATCTTGTACTAGCGTATCTATAGCCAGAATACATTGGTTTTGTAGAGGCATGGGTGTTGATATAGAATTTGATGCAACTACTAATGTTTTAGCAGTAACTTTAGCACCTGATAGTTCAGGTGATGAATATTTTGATCAGTTTTCTGGTATACCTAATAATGCAGGCTCAGGCGTAACTGGAGATATAGACTTCACTACAATTGGACACTCTAGCGGTGATGCCTATTCTATTATTTTAGTTTTGAATAAAAATTATTAATGAATGGCAGAATACAAAGGCAAAACTGTAACACTTAACAGACCTAGGGCTATTCCAAAGGGTAGCCCTGGATACGGTAGAAAACGTAAAGAAGTCTTTGTTAAAAATCCAGCTACAGGTAAAATTAAACGTATTGCTTTTGGAGATGCTAAATTAGGTATGCATAAGAATGATCCAAAAAGAAAAAGGTCATACTGTAAACGAAGTGAAAAATTAGGTAATGACAGAATGAAAGCAAATTATTGGGCAAGAAGGGATTGGGACTGTTGAGTTATCATTACACTGAAGAATTAGACAAACTAATAAAAGGCCTTGAAAAAGCCTCTAAGTCTCATGCAGCTCAAGTTAAAGTGCTGGAAAAGATAGTAGCACAAACAAAAAAGGCTAGAAATGCCAGTAAGAAAAAGAAGAGATCCTAAGGTAGGCACAGGTAAAAAACCAAAAGGCTCAGGTCGCCGCCTGTATACAGACGAAAATCCTAAAGATACCGTATCTATCAAATACGCAACAATCCAAGATGCTAAAGATACGGTTGCAAAAGTAAAAAAAACAAGAAAACCGTTTGCTAGATTAATACAAATATTAACAGTAGGCGAACAAAGGTCTAAGTATGGCGGTAAACCAAGGCAAGCAGAAATATTTAGACGTGGTAAAGATGCTATTAGAAAAAAACACGGCAGAATTAAATAATGTATCCTGTTTATAATAAATTTTATTATAAACCACTACCTGACTGCGTTGAGGTGCAAAAAAGTCCTATAGAAGGCCATGGTTTATTTGCAATCGAAACTATTAATGCAGATTTTGATTTGGGTATGTCGCATATCAAAGTACCAATAATAACTGGTTATGTAAGAACCTCTATAGGTGGTTTTTTAAATCACTCAGATGATGCTAATTGTTTTTTAACAGAAGAATTAGATTGGGATGATTATAGGGTATATAATGTTTTTACTGCTAGAAAGATTGAAAAAGGTGAAGAACTTACTTTAAACTATCATTTAGACGGATTAAATTATGGCGAAGAAAGCAAAGAGTAAAGGTAAAATATGTCCAGAGGGTAAAGCCTGGGCTAAAAGAACTTTTGATGTTTATCCTAGCGCTTACGCCAATTTAGCTGCTTCCAAATATTGCAAAGATCCAAATTACGCAAAAAAAGCTAAAGGTAGTAAACGAAAAGGTAAAAGGTTTGGTGGTCCTATAAGAGGCCAAGGTATAGTTATGCCGGATAGATTAAGATGAGCAAAGGGCAGTTACAAAGTTGGCTTGATGAAGATTGGGTAAGATTAGGGGCTGATGGCTCTATAAAAGGCTCATGCGGTGGTAGAAAAAAAGCTGAGGGTAAGCCTAAATGTATACCAAGGAGCAAAGCAAATAAGTTATCTAAGTCAGAACGTGCTAAACTTGTTGCTAGAAAAAGAAAAAAGGATCCAAATCCAAACAGAAAAGGTAAACCTATTATGGTATCTAACAAATTAAAAAAAGGCGGCACACCATTAGCAAATCCAAAAAAAGCTGATCTTAATAAAGATGGTAAACTTTCTTCTTATGAAAGAACAAGAGGCCTTGCTATAGAGAAAGCTATGAGAAAGCAGAACCGTGCTAAAATGAAACAAGGTGGCTTTATAGCTAAAGGTTGTGGTGCGGTTATGAACAATCGCAGAAAAGTTACCACCATAAGTTAGGAGATAATATGCCAAAGAAAAAAATTGATGTAGACCCAAAATTACAAGCAAGACTTGACGCAAAAGTTAGACCAGATGCGCCGGTTTCAGATGAAC